ATAGATTTTTCAGTCTTATTTATCGCCGTTTGTTGATTGGCAATTTTTATTTTTAATTCCTCCGCACCTTTGGAGCTCTCACCTTGCTCCTCTGCCACGGCTCTATATTGGTCCTCTAAATTCTTCAATACAGTTCTTTGACTCGATAATGTACTATCTAGTTGTTGTAATTTAGCACTTACACCCTCAGTACTATTTTCCCAATCTTCCATACTACTAGATATCGCTTTAAATTCGGCGTTAGCTAATCTTATTTGTCTATTAGCGTCTTGTATACCCTTCTTTAACTGTGATATATCAACATTAAATCTAGTCGTTGTCTCATTATTATTACCCGCCATTGTTTCACCACCTTGTTAACTATTTCACATGATTGTTTAAAACCAATTGTCGCCCGCTGGTTTCCTTATCACTCTTTTCTTTTTACTATTTCTTTGTTCTCTCATACTATATTTGTTGTATCTATTTATTAATAAAAATACTTCTCTAGCCTTTTCACGCCTTAAATTAATCGGCGTTAAACTTGTAAATCGTTCGCATAGATTTACTTGTAAACTAAACATAACTTCATAAATGGGCGTATTATCACATACGCCCCCCCTTACTTTACTGAGTTTTCAATAAAATCAGCTAATATATTACCGCTTGCCTTTATAATTGCAACAACGCAAGCTATAACTTCTTTAACCTTAGTCCTCTTTAATTCGTCCTCAGTTATTCCCTCAAATACATCTAGTAACAACGGTTTAATTTGACTTAAACAACCTATTACCATTTTAATAATCTCAACATCATCATTTAATTTATCTATATCGACATATTTAATAAAGTCCTCTACAGTACCCATTAATAAGTCGTAACCCTCAACCTCATATGTTTTTTCAACCTCTTTTTTATTTTCTTTTCCATAAACATTTAATCTAATTGTACTCATATTGTTAATCCTCCTATTTAAAAATTAAAGAGTGCTTAAATTAATAAGCACTCTATTTAGTTACTTAGTTAAATACTTAATTATATATTAGCCCTCTGCGTTAACTTTAACTTGTATAGTGTCAGGTGTTTGCACACTATCAAAGAATGTGCTAACATCAGCTAAACCATATCTTGTATCTACAACAATACCCTTTGCACCGTCTTTAGCCCAAACTCCATTACGATATACACCCTTAGTAAACTTATGTACAGTATAAATACCAGTGTATGTAACACTTGAATTTGTTGACTCAGTACCGTCGTCCTCTGTTGCGTTTGACTCCTCAGGTATACCAAATGTACCTTTTAATCTAGTAACATATCTATATTCACCGTCAGTTCCTTTAGTTCTGTACATTATTGCAAAATATTCGTTTTGTCTATTACTATCAACCAACATACCAGTTTCAGCGTCAAATGACTTACCGATAATTTTAGCTAACATTTCAAGTTGTGGCGGTGCCATTACAATACTAATTGTGTCAGCACTCTCTGAGTTAACAACCATCATCGCTTTATTATCGTAATAGTGCGCCTCTGAGCTTACCTCTGTAGTCTTACCTATTTCGGCAACTGGTGACAAATGGACTGGTTTTTCACATTCAAATTTTTCCTCAGTGTCAGTGATAACCCTAGCAACATATAAATTATCTACACCTCTAAACTCAAATACCTCTTGATTGTTTTGTACATCTGCCATAATTAATCAACCTCCTTAATTATTTTTATAACATTCATTCCACGCCCCGTATGTGTTGGTTCATCACTACCCACATCGTGACCGCGTTCGGCTATCGTCCAACCGTTAGCCTTTAATAATTTTCTAGCATTATTCAATAATTCGTATGTAGTGTTAATGTCGGTTGAGTACACATTCACATCAAAGTCATAAGCTACAGTTAATGTGTTATTGTCATAATGACTATTGCCATACTCTGAGTTATTCCAGTATGTGAAAAATGTTTGTGGATATTCTTCATCATCAGCCAAACCACCTTGTCGCCTAACTGGTACATTAAAGGTGCTCAGTAATTCACATAATTCTATATCCATATACTCAACCTCCAATCCTTTTATGTATTTCATCAGCTAAAATTAATGATTGCATTTTAGCTATTTCTTCATTAACCTTTTTACCATAAATCGCATTATACAATTTAGTGTCTTTTTTCATTCTAGGCGTACCATACATCAGGAATATTGACGGTAAACCACCGTCGTGTATTTTAAAACCTATGTCAATACTTGCCTTTGTACCTTCCCATGTCACCTTAGAGTTGGTTTTAATGGATTTACTAGTGTCTCCAGTTTGATTGTGTTTAACCATAGCTTGTTTAATCTGAGGCGTAATAATGTCGTGTGCTACTTCTAAACATTCCTCAGTAACTTTTTTTAAGTCACCCTCTAAACTGTCTAGCTTACCCATTAACTCGTCAAATCCTTCAAATGTTACGCCCCATTTTTTCTTTGCCATGACTTAATCACCTCTAATTATTACCCTAAAGCCATTTCTTCTAATATACCACTAGCCTCTATAAATACTGTTGCATTATCAGGTAATTCCTCATCAGTTATTAAATATACATTTTGACTTGTACTATCAAATTGAAGTATTCCTCCCTTAATATCTGATTTATTAGAAGAGTCATCTGTGTAATATTCATAAGTACAAGCTAAATTACCCATTACATATGAGTTATGTGTGAATAGCAAATATCTTCCCTTATCAACTTCGTTCATATCTAATGTTATACCATTCGGACTCATTCTAGGCACATGAACTAACTTAGAATAACCAATTTCTGTTAAATAACCTATAAAATAATCGTCACCACCCTCAACGGTAGTTATTCTATATTGTTTTTCAACAAGTGAAGTTCCACCGCTAAAACCTTCTCCACCTGCTATAGCTTGAAGTATCGTTAATAAACTATCTTTAAATTTACCTATTGCCTCTACGGTAGTTTGACTTTTTCCTCCCATAGAGTTATACATATCATCATTTCCTATTAAGTTATAAACTAAATCGTCTAATTGCTCAACGATTGTATCTTTAACATCACTCATTTTACACGCCTCCTTTTATTGCTCTTACTTTAAATTTTAAATATTGATATCTCATATTTATGTTTTCAGGCGTTCCCAAAATCTCATAAACTTTGTCATCTATCTTTATATTACAATTACTTTGTATAACCGTTGTGTACCATGTTTCAATAACCGCCGTATCTTCCACAACTAACACATCGTTAACAGTTTTCTCAGTACCTCCAAAACTTTTAAAACTACAAAAAAATACATCTTCATGCTCTGTGAATGTTTTGGTGTCAACTCCTCTAACTGTTTTAATAGTTGGTGTCAACACTTTAAAAGGTACGGTATAAGGTGTGTTTGGTTTAAAATCTGCCATAATTACACCCCCTATAAATCAATAATTGTTTTGGTGCAAAATCTCATCGAACCGCCTAAACTCTCAATCTCACATCTAAATCGTTGTAGTTTGTTTCCCGTAAATACACCGATAAAGTCAATAGTAATTACTTTATAATCGTCTGACTCTATACTATTAACATACGCACTCACTACAGTAATTTTATTGTTAACCATTAACTCATATCCACTATTAATTGCATTAAATAAATTATTAAAAGTATCTACACCCACAATATTCGTTACTATAGTGTTAACATTTGTATTGTATAAAGTTGCAATTAAATTACTATCTATAGTGTATTTATTAGTTAGATTGTTTATAATTCTCTCTAACCATAATTCAAGTGATTTAATGTTTAGTGGTAAACTGTTTTTAAATTCATTCAACATCATTTACACCTCACTTTTATTAAGAGTTATTTGTGTTACTCTTTGCATAAAATAATTACTCAACTTTGCGTCACCACTTCCATAATTCCATAGGTCTGTAACGCCTCGACTAATAACACCCACATAGTCATTAATGTTTTTATCAGGTACTCCCGCACCTATCATATAGTCTTTAACCTCATCAATATAAATCTTTAACGCATTATCTTGATAATTACCGCCTATATTTAATGCTTGTTTAACTTTCAATAATAATTCCTCATCTGTCATAGCGTTACACCTCCTCTATTAGAATAACGATGACACAACCTCTACTTTTCCACATCTAACGGCTCTATTATTACTTGTACATTCTGCAACATATAAATATACTCCACTATCTGCCATAATTTCGCTTACACCGTTCCAATCGGTCCAACTACTTAAATCTTGATTTTTAGCTGGTAATACCTTAACACTCACTTTATATTTATACTTATTACCGTCAGTTAGAGGCTCAGTAACTTTTATAACAGTTTGCCCCGCACTTGTACCCTCACTAGATGTTAGTTTGAGTGTATCAATTACAGTTGTTACCATTTCAACCGTTGAACCGTCCGACATGGTAATTAAACCATTGTTAACATCACCGTCACCGTCTAAATTTATTTCAGCGTTGGTAATATTCACGC